TTTGTAATCACCAACTACGATGGGTTGAACTTGGTTGCAAATGAGATTAACAACAACGGCCAGTTCGATCTCGTTATTGTTGACGAAGCAAACGCGTACAAGACAGTGACCACCAAGCGTTGGAAGGCACTCAAGTCAATCATTCACCCCAACACGCACCTATGGATGATGACCGGTACGCCTGCGTCCCAGTCTCCTGTGGATGCCTACGGCCTTGCCAAGCTCGTCAATCCAACCAACGTGCCTATGTTCTTCACAGGGTGGAGAGACATGGTTATGAACAAAGTCACGATGTACAAGTGGGCGCCCAAGCCCGAAGCAAAAGACTTGGTGCACGAAGCCTTGCAACCTGCGATCAGGTTTACCAAAGAGCAATGCTTGGACTTGCCCCCCGTGATTACCATGACGCGCGAGGTACCACTTACACCGCAACAAGCCAAGTACTACAACCTGCTCAAAGATCAAATGCTTGTACAAGCGGCAGGGGAAACCATTAGTGCCGTCAATGCGGCGGCATCTGTATCCAAGTTATTACAGATCAGTTGCGGTGCAGCATACACCGATGACAAGGAGATCGTGGAGTTTGACGCCACGCCAAGGCTTAACGTGCTCGAAGAAATATTGGAAGAGACTAATCGTAAAGTAATAGTTTTTGCTATGTTCCGATCAGTTATTGATTCAATATACAACCATTTACTTAAACACAACATAAGTGTTGACTTCATCAACGGCGCAGTTAGCCCAACAAAACGCTCGGATATTATCCGCAGGTTTCAGAATGAAGATAGCCCACGCGTACTGGTTATGCAACCGCAAGCAACGGCGCATGGAATCACCTTGACAAGAGCTGACACCGTGGTATTCTACGGACCCCTGATGAGCGTAGAGCAGTACACGCAAGCGATTGCAAGGGCTGACCGCAAGGGACAAGACTCAGACAAAGTAACTGTGGTGCACATACAAGGCTCACCCATTGAGAAGAAAATGTTCAAGGCCTTGGAAAGTAAGGTGAGTGATAACCACTTAATCACTCAAATGTTTGAAAACGAAATCAGTATAAATAAGGAGTTGCAATGAAATAAATAACTGCTACAATGTCTAACCCTTGACAACATAAATAAACGAAAGAGAGAAACAAATGGAAGTCGAAACAGAAACTGTACCACTTGAAAAATTAGTTAAGATTTATCGCAAGATAAAAGAAAGAGTCGACACTCTTACCAAAGAGTACGACACGCAACTTGAAGAACTCAAAGCACAACAAGAGGAAATTAAGTTTGCGCTCAAAGACATGATGAAGTCCGGCGGGGTTTCATCATTAAAGACTGCCTACGGCACTGTCAGTTTGATTAACAAGACCAAGTATTCAACTAACGATTGGGATTCATTCAAGACCTTTGTGGTCGAGAACCACGCAGTCGATCTGTTGGAGAAGCGTATTGCCCAATCTAACATGGCGCAGTTCCTTGCAGAAAATCCCGGTGCAGTTCCTCCGGGCTTGAACTCCATCACGGAGTACGAGATTCGTATCACAAAACCATCAAACTGAAAGCATGTCACATGAGTAACATATCTGTATTTAATCCTGCAAACGTACCTGCCTTTGCACAAACAGGCGAGCTATCTGAAACAGCCAAAGCCCTCATGGGTGGTGCACTTGGTAACACATCCAAACGTATCTCCATCAAAGGCGGTGTGTTTCGCTTGGTTGCCGGTGGCAAAGAGATGGCCTCCATTGAAGAGCGCCATCTTGATGTGATCGTTATTAAAGCTGCCCCCAAGGTCAGCCGTATCTTCTACGAGAAGTCATATGATGGCGACAACATTACAGGACCAGACTGCTGGTCTAACGATGGCGAGAAACCCGACGCTTCTATCAAAGCGCCACAAGGTCAGACCTGTATGTCTTGCAAACAGAACATTGCCGGTTCAGGCCAAGGTAATAGCCGTGCTTGCCGTTACCAACAACGCTTGGCTGTAATGCTTGCCGATAATCCCGATGAAGTTCTACAGTTGACTTTGCCTGCCACATCTGTGTTTGGTAAAGAAGACGGTGACAAGCGCCCACTACAAGCCTATGTTCGTCACCTCGCATTGGCGTCTCCTCCCGTTGACGTTGAGAAGATTGTGACCCGCATGAAGTTTGATACCAAGGCTGAGTCTCCCAAACTGTTCTTCTCTCCTGTGCGTTGGTTGTCAACTGTTGAGTTTGAATTGGCTAAAGCCAAGGCTAACACCAAGGAAGCAGACGACGCTATTCGCATGACCGCTTCACAAACAGATGGCGTCAAAGCTAAACCCGCTTTGGCATTGCCCGGCAAGCCCCTCGTTGAAGACGACGATGTGGAAGAAGCACCCAAGCCAAAAGCAAAGGTGAAAGCAGAGCCTGTTGAAGAAGATACGAGCGAGCCAGAGATTCGCAAAGAGTCGGCAAAGCCAAGCGCTGTGCCTGCGAAGAAAGAAAAGTTGGCTGCAGTTATCTCTGATTGGGACGACGAGTAACAACAACGGGGACATTTGTCCCCATTCTAAAAATGCCATACTCAGAAAAAATCATAGACCTCGTAGCTCGTTCCCCCAAAACTCTTGGGAGCACATTGGGGCGGTGGGCTATCCACTTGGATTTTCCTGTTACCAAAATCGCTATTGCGCTAGGCGTGACCCGACAGACTGTGTACAACTGGTTTGAAGGCAAGGACGTCTTTGTAGCGTACCAAAACAGGGTAGAACTTTTAACTAAAATCATGTCGACGTCTAAGACGGCCGACGAAGCATGGAGAAGAATATGTCAGGAATACAACCTAGAACCCTAACCAACAATGAGCTTGCACGTTTTGCAGAAACACTTGTTCATCGTCCCGAGGGTATGCCAGTAGACTATCAGAAAGAATTGTTGCGACGCTTTATGCAAGCCGACATTCAAGACGCACGTCCCTACCCACAACTCGGACAGCAAGACCTCTTCAAGTAAACCCAAAGGATTGTTATGGAACCGCTAGAGTTTATGGCGGCGGTTTTGCCATCTCCGGGTAACGGACGCTTTTGCGTGGTAGAACTAACCAAGAAAAAAGAACATGTATTCGTCAATGATTTACAAGAAGCCCAAACGAAAATAAACCTGTGGAAACAGAACAACTATGATGTTTACTTTGCGCTCGGTACTTTTGGGGATGATGACAAACGCACGGCAAAAAACATGCAGATGGTCAAATGCATTGCTGTCGATGTGGACTGTAATCATCCAAAGGATATACCGGACCAAGACGGAGTCATCAAACCAAAGGCTTATCCATCCGCTCAAGCGGCAGCCAAGGCAATACTAGACTTCTGCGATGAAGTTGGGTTGAGCGCTCTTGGTAGCCCTTGGATGGTGGCGTCGGGCGGTGGAGTGCATGCATACTGGCCGTTCAAAGAGGCCGTGGATAAAGACGACTGGTTGCCTGTGGCTGAAGGATTCAAACGTCTATGTAACCAAAAGAAACTGGCGATTGATCCAACGATTACAAGCGACGCGTCTCGAGTCCTGCGCGTACCAGACACTATCAACACCGGTGTTAAGAACAAGCGCCAAGTTAGGGAAGTCACCAATGTTCGCCTAAAGAACGAGGGGGATTTTTTTGAGTTTGACGACATCAAATCACTGGTCGAGAAGCACCTGATCGGTTCGGTCTACGAGAAAATGCCTAAGCCGCGCGCGAGCTTGGTACTACCCGGGGCTGCGCCGTTGGGGGCTACTACCCTCAAGTTGTTTGAGAACTCTGTTACCAAGTTTGGCAACATCATCAAGCGCACTGCCGAAGGTAGTGGGTGCGGGCAGCTTGCGTTCTATGTGGAAAATGCCAGTGACGACGGCATGGAACCATTGTGGCGTGGGTTGCTCAGCATTGCACAGAAATGTCAGGACGGTGAGAAGGCGGCCATATGGCTCAGCAAGAAACACCCATACGATGAGAATCGTATGCACCAAAAACTTGCAGAGATTAAAGGTCCCTATCCATGTACCAAACTCGATAGTGAAAACCCCGGTGTCTGCCCCGGCTGTTCTCATTGGGGAAAGATTACAAATCCGTTAGCGTTGGGGCGTGAGACTGCCGTGACCACGGCTGAAAAAAAGATTGACGTAATTGAGAAGATCGACAACAAAGAGGAGACGAGAACTTACACAAGACCCGAAGCGCCCTATGGCTACGCCTATGGCGAACGTGGTGGAGTGTTCATGGAGAAAGATGACGAAGACGCAAATGGCAATAAAGTGAAAAAGCAAGTAATGATATTGCCCTACGATCTGTTTCCAGTAGATATTTTGCATCACGGAACAGAACACACAGTCCATATGCTTGCAATAAGATCCAATGGAGCGCAGACAATTACGTTCCCACAGAAGGCCATTGTGAGCAAGGATGAAACCGCCAAGAGCCTAGCGTCGCAAAACATCGTGAGCGCGTTTGGTTCTGGTAACGACAAAAATTTAGCTGATTAT